GCATCTTGTCTTTCCTTTTCCAGTTCGGTTTGCCTTTCGGCCAGTTCGGCGGCGGCGCGGCGTTCTTTCTCCCGCGCGGCTGCCGCCTGTTTGTTTGCGGCTTCGGCCAGCGTCAGGCTGATTTTGGCCGCTTCATCCGCCATGCCCTTTCGGTATTGCATGGTGCGGTCAAACTGCCAACCTCCGAACAACAGGCCGACCACCGCCAGCGCGGCGAGGGGCTTCCAATATTTCAATTCATTCATACTGTTTCAACATCGCTTTGTAGTTTTTGATTTCGCGTTCGGCAAACTCAAAAGCCGCCAAGTCTGCTTTTTCGCTGGCTTCGCGGCTTTTGGCTTCCCATTCGGCAATCATGCGCTTGCAAAATTCCCGATTGTCCATGCTACGCCTCGCTCACGCCTGCCGCCGCCGTGGCGGTGGTAACGGGAAGGTTGTAGCGTTCGGGCGACGGCATCGAGGGGACGGGTTTGCCGTCAACCAATTTAGACGGCCAGTAGCAGCCGTCAATATCCGCAGCATTAAAAGGCACGATAGACACGGCATTGCCCTGATTGCCACCCAAGCCCAAGATGCGCCCCTGTTTGTCTTTGCCGACCACAAAAAACACATGGCCGCCGCCCTTGCGCGATTTGACGGCGATGCAGCCGTAAGCGGGTTTAGACAACTTGATCAGTCCTGCTTCTGCCCACGCCTTCGCGCGGTACCAGTCTTTGATGACGGCACGTCCGCTATTGCCCAGGCAATAGCCGACAAACAGGCCGCACCACGGTGTTTCGTCTTCAAAGTACCAAGACTTCGCCGCGCCCGGGAAATTCCCCATTTCCTTCAGCCATTCGACAATCTTCGGATTATGCTTCGCGCCGACGATTTCTTTCAGGCCGATGTATTTCTTGGCTTCCGCCATCCACGGTAATTCTGTCATTTCTTTTTCCTCCAAAGTGTTACCAATCTTTCGCGTCCCGATGGCGCAGCCGCCATGTCTGCGCCATGAAGTAGGATGCGATGCCTACGTTTAAAAAAACCTCGTGCGGGTTGCGCGTCTGCCCCGACAGGTTGGATGCGGCCACGCCGATTGATGCGGCCAGCAGCAGGGCGTGTATCCATAACTCGGGCTGCTTCATCTTCCATTGCTGCACGCTCAGGCGGCAGCCGCAATGGGCGATAATCGCCAACGATGCGAGTATGTTGATACTGCTCATAAACATGATTTATCCCTCCGTTTTTTTCTTGGCCCACGACAGCACGTAATCGCGCAGCAGCGGCATCAGCCACGGCCAGCCACCGCCGATGGCGACGGGCAACAGCGGGCGCAGCAGTTCCGCGCCGCCGTCCGACAGGCCGATGTGTTTCGCCGTCCAGCCCATCAATAGGGGCGCGATTGCCCCAGCCAACAGCATGGACAGCATGATGGAAAAAAAGCCTGCACGGCGGGTGGATGCGGGGCGTAAACCCTGCACCACCGCACCCGTCAGGCCGCCCAATATCAGCGCGTCCAGCGGCAGGCCGAACAACGTACCGGCGATGCCGACTACGCCGATATTGACCAGATAGCCGCCGGCGGCGGCAGATGTCTCAAGTGGCATGGTTTTCCCTTTATGAAATAGCCACCTCGGCCGCCATAGAAAGCAGCGTCAGGGGTAGCGGATGAATTTGTCTGACAAAAATCTGAGCGTCCGCATTCCATTGCGCACGCAGCACAATTTCGATTTGTTCGCTTTTTGTTTGCGGCGGACTTCCGGGCGGCTCCGTGCGCCTTTGCTTATATTCGACAAGCTCAGTATCGGATTGACCGGCAAAGATGCCGCTTGTACGGTAGACGCGCAGCCATATCTTATTGATATTCTTCATACGGCCCTGCCCATAGGCATGATCTACAGCCGCAGTCAGCGGCAGAGTCTGAGCATCTGCGCCTATCGGCAGGCCGACATGTATTTTCACCGCCTCAACAGGAAGACTGACGGTTCCGTCTTTCACGACTTGCGGCGGCATAACGGCACCGTCCGCAAGTATCGAAACCGTCTTTCCTTCAAGGTGCTGCAACCCCTTCAGGGTATCCGTTGCCTCACCGTTGTAGCTTAGGCCGCAATCGACAAAAAAGGCATCATCAAGACTGGTAAACCTCCTCGGCCGCATCCGCTCGATGTATCGAACGTCTTGATTGTTAATGTTTCTTCGGACGACGCAGTACAATACATCATCCGCACCTTCGGCCACGCAGGCGCAGCTTTCAAATGCGCCGTCCGTATCGTGCTTGTGCCATGCGCCGACTTGCTGTTCGGGGATATAAGTACAGCCCAAGAGCGTTCCGTTATCCGATACCGCCCAGATGACGGGATAAGGAGATTTCCCCAACGCCAAATCGCGCACCTCCCGCCAATCGAACAAATGCGGGCAACGCAGCGAAAGATCGCCCGTCACATACCCGCCCGCCTGCCAGTTGTAAGCTAGTTCGCGGATATGCCCGCCGCGAGAAGCGGCATAAATCAAGCTATTATTGACAACGACAGGCTGCACGTTTGATGCGCCGATATAGGATTGAGGCGAAACGGAAATACTGTCTGGGGTTAAAACATCACTATTGAGCGTGCCGATGTTCCACTCCGCGCCCGAAGTTAGCAGCACAGGTTTTGCCAGCGGCACAATATGCAGGATGCGCCCGGCCTCGCGCGCGGCAATGCGGAATAAAATACGGTCATCCGCTCTGCCCGGCACAGAATAAGACATATTGCTTTCCGTACCGCTACGGGTCATCCACACATGCAACGGCTTGTCCGTCGTTCCTGCAAACACACGCCGCTGCTGGTGGTACGACACGGCGGACGGATAATTGCTGCTGCCGAGTTTCACGCGGCCGATTTTCGCATTGCCCACTTTGATTTTCGGATCGGTGTACGCCCTGCCTGGAGACACCACCGTTATTGACTTCAAACGCCCGTTTTCAATAACGGGCGAGAGTAACGCGCCGTAACCCGTCGCATCTTCTATCTCCGGTTTCGGCCTACCCCTAATGCCAAACTCCAATACCGCTTCACGGCCTGCATTGCGCCTTACTCCGTCGGCATCATTCCGCCCGTTTGGCAAAGTATCGAACGACACACCGACAGTCCGCTCCTCCGGCGTTTGATTAAAATGCCCGGTTTTTATCATTACGCTGTAAACCGCAAGCATTTGCAGGCGCGGATTGGTATAGTCCCTGCCGCCGTTAATAACGGTAATGCCAGTAATACTGTTATTGGCCACCGTGATTTCCAACACCGCCCCGCTGCCTGACTGATCGGCAACGGTAAATTCGTAGACCCGCCCGAACGCATTGATGCGCTGCCCGGTACGGTGCCGCCCGTTCGGATAACCCATACCGTATGACGGAGACGGCCCCCCGCCGCTTGTAACGGCAACCGATTCAATCGCCCCCTTATCGGTATAGCCGCTGCCGCCGTCAACAACCTCAACTTCCGAGATACCGTTGGCGGCAAACGGGTCTTCATAAATCGGTGGGGTAACGGACAAATCGGCAGATATATTGTCATCAACCAACTCCGTTCCCATCGTCTGACCGATATAGCCGTACATGCCGGCGGCCTTCTTGTAAACCTTATAACGGGATGCGCCGTCCACCTTTTGCCAACTCAAAATATTTTTATTGCCGGTGGTATAAAGATTATTGCTCACCGCGACCGCAGCGGAAATTTCACTTTCAGTCACACCGTCGCGGGCGACGGCCGTTACAACATAAAAAGAATCTGTTGCCCCCTTACCGTCCGCCACAACTGTCCGTATGCTCAAACCTTGCGGCGGCCTGATAGACGGCTTAAAGGATATTTCCGCCAGCCGCCAATCCGTATGACCGTAACGCCGCAATTCCAAAGGCGGATGATTCGGATGGACAAGCGTCATCACATCGGCCGACTGGACATAATGGATGCCGAACAAATCACCCTCGCCGTACGGGGTTTCGATTTCATAGGGCTGATCGCCGCTCAATACCGTCCCGCCGAAGCTGTGGAAGCGGCAATAATGTTCGCCAAACTCCACAATCAAAGTCTGCGTATCGGAATACGCAAAAGGGATAAGGCGGGCTTTTTTGTCCGCATATTTTGCCGGGCGGATAAATTCAAAACCCGCACGGTTTTCCAGCGACCCTTGCGGGCGAACCATAAAATTACGGCACAACGCCAACCCGTTCTGATACCCCGCATCCTCCAGCCGCCCGAACATCTCGGCCGAAATCTCACCGCCGGAAAAAGTCTGTTTTAAAAAACGAATATTCGACATTACCTATCCTTTATCCATGGTGCCGTATGCGGGCGGGTACGCTGCTGCTGCAACGCATCGGCATTTTTAGCCGCCTGCAAAGCCTGCATTGCCTGTTGGGCGCACATCGCGCCCATTTGGGCACCTGTATCGCCTTTAATAACAATGCCGGCCAACATCGAAGACAAATGCCACGACAAAGCGGCGGTAAACAAAGGGGAAAACAACGTGGTATCCGTAACGCGGGCGATGTAGCTTATTTCCGATATTTCATGTTCCGCGTGCAGGATGCGGCGGCCTTCTTCCGACAAGCCCATCGTCCAATCACCGCACCCTGACACATTCAAAACCCGCAAGCAGTTTCCGGGTAGGACGTAATCCCACGCACCCTCAAGCCGCGCCGGTTTTGTCCGCACCGTAGCGAACCCCCATGCATGCATCTCTAACAACTCATCCCTGGCGGCGGGGTAAAAAGTTGCACAATATTCGGCTTGCGCGCTGCCTTCGGGCGGATTGATACTAGAGACAGTCGCACTGTCGCCCAGCCGGGATAAGGCCAGATTGCAGATTTCTACTTCAGATGCCATAACTGTTCCGTGAGATTCAAGAAAAGACGGCACAAGGCCGTCTGAAAATTAGGATTGCTTACCTGCCCCTTTGGCCTTCGCCCCCTTGGCAGATTCCTTGCCTTCACCTTCGCCTTCTCCTTCTCCGTCGGCAGACACCGGCTCTTTCGGCTCAAACCAAGATGCCTCCAAACCCTCTTCCACCTCGAACTCATCCCCGGCGCGGCGCAACGAACCGTAAAAACCATCTTTAGTTGCGATGACTATCATTTTTTACTCCCCCATGTTTTCGGACTTTCGGGCAGCGGCGTATTGCATTGGATGCCGCTGACAATATGCACGTTCACCTTACCCGCCGTAGCCGTCCCCGCCACGGTAAAGTAACCGCGGACGTAACGCTTATGCCTGACAGGCATCGGCAAAACATATTGCGCACCCGCCTTTAAGTCGGCAGGAACAAGTGCTTCCCCGCTGATCACATCGGCAAAAGTGCCGTTCTCGGTATCACTGTGCTGTAAGGAGAAACGCAGCGAAGTCAGCCCCGCAAAACCTGCCGCTACCGACAACACGGCATACAGCGGCTGGGGAGACTGCCCGAGGTCGGGCGTTTTTTGTCCGAAATCAACCGTATTCCCGGTTGCCGCAGATGCGGTAACGGCCTGCGCCGCAGACAGTTTCAGCGTCGAATCTAAAATCATATTTCCTCCCTTTAAGCCACTCGGGCTTCAGTGTTGAGCAGTGCGTCGCAAATGCGGACGGGAACCCCGTCAAACGTAACGACCTTTTTCCCCGCCACGTCATCCATAGCCAGCGTCGAACCGACCACCTTGTTAGTGATTTGGCGGCGCAAGAAACTGCGAATTTCGCGGTTGCAATAAAAGACGGCGCGGCCTGCGTTAATGTTCGGAATCATCTCCAGCGCCTCGGTCATCAAATCGATTAAGTCCGCCCCGGCCGAAGCATCCTTTTTCAAATCGGCCGTTTTGATATTGGCAATACGGACCGCGTACCGCCAATCGCGCACCACCAAACCCGTTTTCCACATAAACTTACTGCTCAGTGCCTCATAAGGGTGTCCGTTGCTGTCATTCACAGTCTGACGGCCCAAATCCTCCTGCGCCAAGCCCGCCGTAAAGCCCTTCGGATAAATCATGTGCAGCGTATTGGGCGACCATACGACCAGCCAAATAGACGTGTTGTCCGCACCCATACCCTTGCCGTCCAAAATATTGCGGCCGTTGGCGGCCATCTTGTCCGAATAACGCTGGCTCAAGCCGGTAAATGCCGCGCTGTTGGTATCGCCGTAAAACAAGGTCTGAGTCATTTTTTGATTCATCGCCTCGACAAACGGCCGCTCCTCACTCAAACGCCAGGCGGCGGAATTACCGTTCAGCTTAGCCAACTCCTCATCAATCTGAGAACGCGCCTCCAACATGCCGATGGCGTCTTTTACGCGGGCAATCTGCGACTTGGAAGGCGGAACGCCCTTATACAACTCGCGCCATACCGCCTCAGGCAGGCCGGTGCGGATGATGGTGGTGTGGTCGGTCGTGCCGTTTGCTTCGAGATATGTCGCGTCTTCCAACACCTCATTGGTTTCATTCAAAATTTCAACAATATCCGTTACGATACTGCCGTTTTTATCCATACGGGCGGTTACATCCGCCAACGTAGGATTTAAATTGCCGATAGTTGCCATATGCTTACTCCGTTAAATCAAGGGTTCATTTTGCTGTTAGGGTAAAGTCGGCGGGCATCGCCCTCCCCTGCCTGCCGCCCGGCGGGGACAAAGGTATCTTGAGAAATGGCACGCCCCGCACGCACCATAAACCGGATGATTTCCGGATGGTTGCCCAACCCGCTTTCATTAAGCAGTGTTTGCAATTCGGGCGTGCCGAAAGCATCCAGTGCCTTTTTTGCCGTCCCCAGGCTTTCGGCCAGCTTCTCGCCGCCGTATTCCTTATCCGCCTTCGCGCTGGCCGCCCAATCTTCACGCGCCTGCGCCAAAGCCTGCGCCTGCTTTTCCGCCATATGGGGCGCAAGCTTGCCTAGAATCAAATCGGCCTTTTCTTGAGACAATCCCGCCTCACGCGCGGCTTCGGCATAAACCCCCATCGTTTCCGCGTCGTATTCCATACCTTCCGGCGCGGTAAACACATACTCTTCCGGCGGCACATCTACTGCCGCCGCTTCCGACGGCTGCTGATTTTCCGCCGTACCGGCTTCCGGTTGAGCCGCGTCTCCGGCCTGCGGTTCTGCCTGCGGCTCCGCTTCCGGCTGCGTCAACAAAGTTTCTTCATTCGCTTCGCTCATTTTCCCTGCCATCCATCAACATTAAAAAAAACTCACTACCCTGCACTTGCTGCAACAGGTAAAGCCCCATTGCCCGCCGCCCTTCATTAAAGGCCGTCTGAAGCGGGTCGCCGTTAAAACTACTGCGCCATACGCCGGACTGCGCCAACAGAGCGCGGACAATGTTCCGCCCCCACTCCTGCTGCATCAAAAGGCCGAAGGCCTCTTCCTGCCGTTTGGCCGCTGCTTTTGCAGCTTCGCGCTTCGTCTCCTGCTCGGACTGCGCGTCCATATTGTCAAAAACAGGCATATCGCTCACCCAATCCGGGCAGCCCGACGGTGCCCGCTTTTACATTCCGCGCCATCATAAATTACAGACCGCCCCATAACGGGTGTCGCCCGTTATAAACCACCGTGATACGTATCATGGCGCCGTCTATGGAAAAGGAATGGTTATGGCGGTTTCAAGCGAAATTCGGAAAACGGGTATTTACATCGGCGACGGCGCGACAAGCCGTTACCCCTTCAAATACAAAGTATTGTCGGTCGAATATATTTCCGTCGTCGTATCGGACGGCAGCGGGGAAGATAAAGAATTGGCGCACGGGAGAGACTACGAAGCGGTTGTGGCACGCAACCAAGACATAGAGCCGGGCGGATATATCGACTTAAAGAAACCATTGCCGAGAGGGCACAGATTGGTGATTGTCAGCAATCAGGACTACCTGCAACCCACCGTATTAACCAACCACGGCGGGTTTTATCCGACAGTATTGAATGCGGCTTTAGACCGCCTGACAATTCAAATCCAGCAATTAAGTGAGAATGTCGAACGTTCCTTAAAGGTCGGCGTCATCACACCTGAAAACGTCAGTCTGAACCTGCCCACGCCATACCCGAACAAAGGCCTGGCATGGAATGCAGAAGGGACGGGGCTGACCAATACCGACTTCCACGAACAGGCCGCCGCCTCCGCCGAACGCGCGGAGGATGCTGTAAGGCAGGCGGAAAACGAAGTCAAAAAAGTTTCCGCCGCATTGTCCGGCCTGAAAACCGTTCCCACATTCGCCTCAATCGACCTGTTGCGGCAAGCCGTCAAAGGCGATTCGCCCGCCGCCATCGTCTCGTCCTACCACGAAGGCCAGCAGGTCGGTGGCGGCATCTTTATTGCCGACTTAAAAGATAAGGCCAGCGCAGATGACGGATATAACGTGATTGTCGATGTCGCCGGCGCGAGATGGAAGAGAATTCGCGGTGTCGGTGATGTCGTTAATTTTGAGACGCGGGCGAGATTTGTTGCCTCCGCGACAAAAATGTCCGAACTGCCGGACGGCCTGACAGTTTTTGCTGGTGGCTATCAATACATAAAGGATGCAGCCAGCCAATATATTCCGGATCTGCCGGGATGGCGACCAGTGAATGAATCGTTCGGGCATTTCGATGATACTTATACTGAGTCTAACCTGCCGACAGTTGTTCGATGCCGTTACCGTACAGAGGGTGGAAAGCGTTGGAATATCACGGAAGTCATCAACCCACGCCCGGGTTGTGTAAAGAAAATTCTGCTTGGTACCCCAGATGAACAGAAAAAAATTAAATTGGAAAAGCTGCATAAGTATGTCGATAAAAGCCAGTCCCGCATCTTATTGAGTTGCGACGGGTGGACAACTCCGCCTGTTGAGGGTAAGGCAGCGTTACAAGGGCTGCAAATCGTCGATGGGAAGGTGCATAGAGACTGGGCAACCTCCGATTTCGATACTAACGCGGCAGCAGTTTGGCTGCGTAACGGAAAGCTGAAGGCGGCGAAAAGTAAGGATGGGAAAAGCGCCGCAAAATGGGTTGAAGAAGGTGCAGAGTGGACTGCCAGCTTTGCCCGTGGCCCCGTTCTTGTAGAAGATGGGCGAGTTATCCCAAATGCCGACACTTATTTAAGTGCGCGTGCCGCAATCGGCCAGCGAGCAGACCGCAGCCTTGTATTCTTAAATCTGGAAGGGATCAGCGGTTCTTATGGTGCAACCCTTCAAGAGTCTGCCCAAATTATGGCAGATGAACAATGCGTAACTGCCATTGCCTTAGATGCGGGAGGTTCATCACAAGTTTGGTACGGCGATGCCTACGCATGTCCGTCATCCGACAACAGCTTTCAGACCGGCCGAGCGATTCCGTCGGCTATTGAGATTATTGCCGACATTATCGAACCTTATGATACGGGCTGGATACCCGTGGCGGCAGTCGCCGGCGTAACGGCGGGGAGCGACGCGCAAGGTGGTGCGGCAATAGCTTATCGGCAGACGGGAAAGCAAATCGAAATGCGGCTGGATGTGGTGGCGGAACTGAAAACAAATAAGGAACTAATCATCACAAGCGAGAGTGTGCCGCAACGTTTCCTTAGTAAGGATTATAGACCGATCCGCGGCATGGCTTCAGGTTCCGGCGGCGCACTGGTGCCGTGGTGGTCTGGTACTTATATCAGCCTTTTACCACAAAAGGACACGCCGTACGCATACGGGAATGCGGTGTGGTATTCGAAAAACAGTAAATAAAATGGGAGCGAGGATGTTTTATATTTTCAACAGCAGGGGCATTTCGCCGAAAAAATGGCAGTGCGTCCGCCTGTGTTGCCGCACGGATATTTCCATATCGAAGCTGCCGACAAATGGGATTTAATCGAACTGCAGCCGGCGGTTGCACTGTCAGTAAGCCGCTTATTCCACCGCACACACGGGGCAGGTTACGACTGGCTAGGTGCAATTGGAGTGGTACTCAAATCACCACACAGCAAAAGCCGCTGGTTTTGCAGCGAATGGTGCGCCTATGCAATAGGCTGCACCAACCCGCACCGGTACACCCCCGGAGAATTGGCGGATACCATTAAACCGTGATTTTAAAATCGCATGACAGGCCGTCTCAGACGGCCTTTTACTTATTTCCCCTCATACCCGAACAGCAGCGCGGCCGGATTGTCCGTTTTCCCCTCCTTCAAAGCCCGATAACCCTTCAGCGAACGGTTAGCCTGAGCCGCAGGCAGGCCGAACAAACTGCCAGAAAAATTGATAGACGCACGGACAAAGGCTTCATCCGCCTCCCCCTGCCTTGCCTGTTTGGCAAATCGCAGGGCATCGGATATGACCCGCGTCCCACCTACCCCAGAGTACCCGGCATCCTTGCTGCCAGTAACGATAGCGCCCAACGAAGACAATTCCCGCGCCCCGACAAACAGGCCGAGCATAAAGCTGATCTGCTCCTTCGCCAGTTTTTTAACCAAATCCTCCCCGTCGTCTCCGGGCACCAACGCCTCCTTCATCAACACTGTCAGCACATTCGGAATCACCCAAATCAACAGCAATTCCGCCGCCAGCCGCATCCTGTCCTGTTGCGTGTACATCTGCACCACGCCCTGATTAAGCGCGGCGTTCATATATGAATAAAACACCGTAAAGAGTTTCGACAGATTGCCGCCGCGCTCCAAAGCCGACTGGTCTTTAACCTGCCCGCCGCCCTGCGTATCCAAAACCGCCTGGTCGGCCAACCGTGCCGCCGACTCCTGTCCGTGTCCCTCGCTTAACGCCTTAGCCAGCGCGCCGTGCCAAACAACGGTATCGACCACCTGTTGCACCTTCATCATCAACCAATAAGCGTAACGGTTGAGAAACAAGCGCACCTTATTGCCATTCAAAGTATTGGCCACCTCGTTCAATTCGCGGAAACGCGTCCGGCTGCGGTTGGCCATAAAGTCCGACTGCTCATTGGCCGAACGGGCCGCCGCCCACGGATTAGACAGCCATGCGGACAAACCGACGGCCGTGTACTTGCCGCCAATGCGCGCAATCGCAGGCACAAAGCCCGTAATCTGAACGGCGGCGGAAACAAGATTGAAACCAAGCCCGGCCATACCCACGCCGTGCCGCATCATTCCGGCCATCCCATCCATAGCCTGAACATCGCCATGCCCGCGCGCAACATCCTGAACGGCCGCACGCATCTGCCGCAAGGCTTCCGCCCCCAAAGTTTCACGTACCGCCGCATCTATACTGTACGAACGCAGCAGGCGGTTGGCATCGGCCACCGCCGCCCTATGGGTTAAATCATGGATAATATCGTTCAAGCCGTTATAAACAACCGACAAATTCAGCAAAACAGGCCTGTTTTCCACTTTTGCCGCACGGTCTTTCACATAACCGCCACGCGTCGAAGCCGCCATCTTGGCCGCGCTCCAATCCGCTTTGGCCTCACTTGTCGCCGCCTGCTGCTCTGCCGCCATCGAACCTTTCGGATCATAACCGATAGGGTAGTACCCGCCGCGCAACTCGACTTCCTGGCCGTCAGACGTCCTGACCGTCATCGGCGATGCCTCCACCCATTTTGGCTCCGTCCCCGTCGTCCGCCGCTCCAACTCGGCCACTTCGGGGCGCATACTTTCAAACAAATCCCATACCGCCTGCACCGCATGCCATTCGTCGGCAGTCAAATCAGACAAAGCCGCCCGCACAGCATTGATTTCCAGATTGCGCCGCATCTCAAAACCACCGGAAAGCAAACGTTGCAGATTACCCTCATTGCCCGTGTTCAAGGCCATGGCGAACAACTGCTGCCGGGTAAGCCCACCTATGCCCGCATATTGCTTTTTACCCCTCTGTTTCTTCAACGCCTGCTCCAGCGGCTTCATCACCGCCGCCAGCTTCGCCGTCATTTCGGCCATCCGTGCCGCCTCCGCATCACCCGCCTCATTGATGGGGCGGACAAGGTATTGCCACACCGGCCCGGCATCCTTGCCGCCGTCCAAAATCCGGGCAATAGACGACAACTTCAAATGCCCCCAAAAAAACCCGCGCACCCTGTCCGCCGACAGCTCCAACTTCGTCGCCGCCGTGCGCGTACGCGCCGTCCTGCCGTTTGAATTTGCCCGCACCGAAGCCGTAATCTCATCACGCACCGCCTCATAATCAAGCTTGGCTTTCGAGGCCAGCATCTTATTTTTATTGCGGCCTAAAAATTCAAGCTGCCGCACCTGGTCGGCCAAATCGCGCACCTCGCCCACCGTCATATCGCGGTAATCCTTGCGCGACAACGCATTAAACATCTCCGCATCCAAATTGTGCGGACGGCCGTCCTCCTCCATCTGCGCCAACAGCGCGTTCAGGCTCGGCACTCCGTCCGAAGCCGCCGCCTTCTTCAGCCCCACAGCCGACAACAACGCATCTATCTGCTGCCTGTATTCCAAATTTATCCCGGTTTTCACACGGCGGAACCCCGACAAATAACGGTGCGTCTTCTCCATCTCCTCACGCACACGGTATGCCTCGCGCGCTATAGCACTCTGCACCAACTGACGGCGTTTAAACTCTGCCGCCTGGGCGGTATCCCCTTTTGAAAACGCTTTTTCCGCCTGCCTTCCGGCACGGGCTTCGGCAGAAGCGAACACATGCGGCCGCACATCCGCCGCCTTCATGGCTTCCAGCTTCTCCCGCGCAATCAGTCCCGCCGCACGTTTCAAATAGGAAACCGAACCGGTCTCCTTTTTCAGCGCGGCAAACTCTGCCGCCAATATACGCAGCCTCAGTCCGTTATGTGCCGCCGCATCTGCGGCCGCTTCAAAATCCGCCGCCGTCGGCACCTCGCCGAATTGCGCCAGCAAATTCAGATAAGCGGTATTCTCTATCGCCTCCTGCGGCGGCTCGGCCTCAACCAGCGCGCGCAGCAAATCCTCCCCTGTCGGGAACACTGGCCGTCCGTCTTCGTCCAATACCAATTCGGCCGCAATATCCGGGTGCAAACCACCCTTCTGCGCCACCATCCCGCGTGCGGACAAAACCTCCGACCACCCCTGCGGGATACCGTCCAACGAAGCCGCATCCAGCCGCGCCGCCGTCAGCGCGTAAGGATTGGCGACATCTTCGCCCGCCTTTCTCTCTTCGCGCGGCACATAGTGGCGGCTGTACCAGTCCCGCCCCGACAGGCCGTCTGAAAAGCGCTCTTCCAAATCGCGCACATCGGCCTTGCCGTTGTCGGTCGGCAGGTATCCCTCTTCGGCCAGCAGCTCCGCCATCTCGTCGATGCTGCGGCCTTTGCTGCGCCGCAGAACGGGCATGCCGAATACCGGCTCGGCAATCTTGTCTTTCGGGTCAATGCCCCACTCGCGCACCAGCTCGTCTTTGTTCAGGCCGCCGAGTTTGGCGATGGCAGTCATCAGGGAATCGGAAGACGGGTCTAGCGCGGTGCGGTCGGTTTTGGGCTTGTATTTGAGATAGGAGCGGAGTATATTGGCTATGTATCCTGAATTGACCTTCCCCGTTTCGCGGCTGATTTCAGTCGTCTCGGTATCACTGGCATTCAGGATACTTTCTTTTGTGGCGACGCTGTGCAGATACATGCGTCCGCCGTCTCCCGAATCACGCACCAATACCGTAACAATATCTTCTTTGCCTTCAATTACTACAGGCGCACTGATATAGGCATACCGCACACCGTTTTCAGGACTCTCTCCCCGATGCACTACCACGCCTTTTGCGATCACATCGGGCACAGCCTGAAAAGCCTCTGCCTTAAAGGGATTCATGCCGTGGGCAATGGAGTCGCGCACCGAACGTTCGTTCAGTAAAACAGTGCCGATTTCAGGGTTTGCGGCCTGATTTCCTGCATTATCGAAAATATCCTGCGCCCATTCGCGCAATGCTTTAAAACCCTGCGGCGCGGTGCGCATGTCGATGGTATACACAGGCTTGCCCTGCAACACTTTGGCCTTGCGCCTGAACTCGCGCTCTTCCTTGCTGTTGCCGTCTATGCGGTTTTCGTCGGTCATCTTCGCCGTCAAAAACTGCCATGCGCGATAAACCGGCTGACGCATAATATTGTGCCTTGCCGCCATCTCCGCCCGCTCGAAATCGGCCTTATGCTTGCGCCGCAACTTACGCAGCGCATCACTCCTCAAATTACGGGCGAAGCGCATATCGCGCACCGCCTTCGCCCCCAACTCGTCCGCCGCCGCCGCATGGGCCGCCTCATTCGCCGCCCGATAAGCCTGCCACGCCCCCGTATCGGCAAAATCGCCCTCTTTCAACAGCGGACGCATATGATTGACATACTCCGCCTCCGCAATCGCATCATCCGAAGCCAACAGACGGTCAAAAACCCCGCGCACCTCATCACTCAACTCCACATCCAAACCCGCCAGCGAACGGTACACCTGCCGCATCCAACGCGCCATACGGGCGAACACCTCGCGCAACCGGCTGTCCGGAGCCTTACCCTCAAATATATAAGCCTCGAAAGCGCGGGCGATTTTCTCGTGATGCACCCGCTGTGCCTCCGCCTCCATGCCGAACCACGCCTGTGCATCCTTCACCCCCGACCAGGCAAGCAGCGTCTCAAAATCCGACGCAATCTGCGCCTCGGCATCCGTCAGACCCTCCCTGCCGGCCAAATCCTGATGAATGCGCCCCAGTAAATCAAGGTAATAATGGCCGCTTTCATGAATAAAGGTAGAGGCATCCGCATTTTTCAGCAGCGTAACCGTACGTCCGGCACGGTCATAAAAACCGCGCACACCGTCCGGCAGTTCATTGACAGCCGAAGACTGGAATAAGATGCTATCGTTATCCGCCGAAAACGCCCCGCTGTTATCGGTGGCGGATTTGATTTGGGTCGGATCAAAGACGGCAATATATTTATCGCCATTATCCTTAGCTAACACCGCATCAAATCCATTCTCCCGATAAAAATTCTGAAAATCTCTACCTTCCGCCAATACCCAACTATTACGATCCTGAGCTAGGCTCTTCGCTTCGGATTTTTGGATGGTGCTTTCTTCAGCACCGTAATAATTAAGGATAGATACATCGCCATTTATTTTACTTAATGCAAAATCAACCTGTTCTATTGACTCAATATCAAATGGCTTTTTCGCATTCAAAAACAATGGGAAAACATAGCCGCCTTCTGTATGGGTATCTTCAATACTTCTATCTTCCGCTATCGTTCTAGCAACATACTGTTTTGTGCTTGTAAATATCAAACCACGATAACTCCCGCCCTTAAATCTACTAAATGGAGGTTCTTGTCTGATATACGAGCCATCTTTCTGCCACCCAGTATTAGGTGTTACCTTATCCAAAGGTAGTGGCGTACCGTGATACACCACCAACGGCTCACCCGTTTCCGGATTCACGACTTTAGAAGCATTGTCTGGGTCGTTTTCCCAATCGCCGAACCACTCCTTAAATGCAGGAGTACGCACCTGCACCCACTGGCGGTAGGTCAGCACCGTTTCCCCATCTGCCTTGGCCTGCTTATACGCCGCCTCCCCGCCGTATTGCGCAGCGGTCTCCTCAAACTGCCGCGCCTCCTCAGTGGCCGACTGAAACAAAACATCTTGATTGTTCCCGGCATTGGCGGTAGTATCGTCGTACGCCGCCACCCCGTTTCGGACGTATAGGCTGGGGCGGGTAATATGCGCAAGCACATTCCCGACATCAGCCGTTGGCGGATACTTCCACATAGAAACGCCTTTCAGGTTGTTTCTACTTCTTACATATTCTTCCAAATAAATCAGTAAGCTATCTTCACTTCTCTTGGCATAGGCAACCCTCTGACCACCTGTTTTAGGATTTTGCAGGTTCGTTCGTACCTCATCATGATTTGCAATAATCTCTGGTATCTTGACCAAATCTTCCGCCGTTACCGGCAACTGTCCGTCCGCATCATTCCCATGCCTGTTTTTAATATGGCGTACAACATCCGCACTAATGGAGTGCGAATAGTCGGAAGCGTCTGCCGCCTCTACGGCAACTTGATTGTCTATCCCCGTCCAAAATATCGCCCGCGCCGAAGTCGTGTCATCCCATAATCCGATAACGTCCTGCGGATTGGTACTGTGTACCCAACCTTTCGGCGGAGCGGAAGCCAACGCCTGATTCAGCACCCCGTCTTCAATCAGGCTCTCGCCCGACACGGACAGACGACCGTAACGCTCCTCAAACGCCTCCGGCGACATCCCCAACCTCTGCGCCAAATTCTCCACACTGCCGACATAATAGGCCGCATAAGCCTGGGCCTGCTTCCTATTGACCAAACCCGTGCCGGACAACTCACGCGCAAAAGCCGCCTTCCTTTCGGACGAAGCCGACTCGGCCGCCGCCAGATTTGCAGCTTCCGCCTCAACTTCCGACCGCATGGCCTCCTGCTCGCCCGATTCCGCCCATTGCCGCGCCTCTTCCGCACTCATCGCCTCCGGCGTCGCACGGATATGCGCGTTTAAATCCTGTTGCGCCTCGGCGGAGAGAAACGCATGATATTCCCCGCGCGTCAGCTCGACCGCTCCGCCCGACTGCACCGCCTCGGCAATTTTTTCCGCCGCACCGGGTATCTTTTCAGCCACCTCCGCCGCACGGCCAGACTGCATCAACGCGTCCGCATCCACATAAATACGGGCCGCATCGCCATAACCCTTATTGACAAACTCGGCCTGCATATCCGGCGCGCGCGCCGTCAGCTTCGAAGCCTGCGTATTGGCCGTCTGAAGATCGAGATGCTCCCTATCCCGACGCGCACGCTCCGCCTGAATATTGCGCACCGCCTCACGGTAATTGCCGTGCGCCTCGAATGCGCCGGTCGGAATCTCCGCCACCGCCTCCATCAAAATATCGCCGGGCTTGTACTCCCCCGTCAAAGCCTGCGCCGCCGCTTCACCGGCCGCCCCGCCGCCGGCCTGAACCGCACCCTCGCCGACAACGCGCGGCACCGCGCCCCAAAGCGACCGCGCACCCTTGATAATCTGGCCGCCGAAACCTGCCGTCAAACCGTCAAACAAACCAACGGCCGACCCGCGCCGAACGGCCTTGCCTTCCGCCGCCGCCATCGCTTCCCTGTTGCCCAGCGCGTTCACCACCCCCCTGATGCCGCCGCCGTATTTCCCCGCTTCCGCCTCCACGCCTTCGGCCACCGTCGCGTTGTACTCCACATCGAAAGAAGACGAACCGGCCATCGCGGCGGCGGCCAAAGGATTAACGAAACCGGCAGCCGCCGTCCGCGCCATACCCGGCATATTCGCCCCCATCGACTCCGATACCGTATTGAAGACAAAACCGGGATTTTCCCGCAAATAATCGAACAACTCGCCAAACGAAGCCTCACGGGCATTCAACTCCGCATAGCCCGCCTGTTGCGCATACAACGAAGCATCGGGGGCATAACGCCCCGCCCTGCGCTTCTGATCCAAATAATAGACGGCCTTGTCTATATCGGCATCATAAGAAACACCGGCCGACTCCGCCGCCTGCCGCCGCGCATCATGAATACTGTCCGTAATAAAATTCCCCTGCAAACCCTCCGCAGCCCGCGCATTGTGCCAACCCCGCGCAAACGAATCATATACATCCCTATACCACGGAGCATCCGGCACCGCCCGCATCTCACCCAAAGGGTCGGGGACGGCGCGACCGGCCAACCCCATCAAAGACGCATTCCGCGCCGCAACCTCCACCGCCGACAAAGCCTTCACATCATCATTTGCCACCCGGTAAAAATCCTCCGCACCCAAAGCCTCGCGCAGACCGGGCGCATCCCGCGTGCCATCCCACATATTGCGCACCGTCACGGCAATCAACGACTCTTTCGGCGCATCGTAAACCGCCTGCACAGGCACACCCAATTTCCGCGCCGCCTCATGCTTTTGCGCCGCCTCATCGGGCGTCACAATACCCAGATTCTTCATCCCCTGCGCCACCATCCGGCGGTGCTGCTCCAACAAATCACTCATCTTTTGCCCTCATGCTTCCGTTTTTCTGCCGCCGTCAGTGCCAAAACACTCTGCTCTGTATCCCACAACCAACCTTTTTCCGTTACCACCTTCTGCGCCTGCATCTTCCGCGCCGCCGTCACCAACTCCTCCTCGGTTGGATCCCTGCCCAACTCCGCCCGCATCGTCGCCGCCAACTCGTGCACATTGCCGGACAAAGCATAAAACCGTTCAGGGTCGTCCTTCTTACTGATTTGATAAATCCCCGCAATCGACGTAATCACACCCTGATTGATTTTCAGCGGCGACACACGCCCCTCCTGCTTCGCCTTCTCCTCGCGCCGCTTCGCCTCCACCAACTTCTGCGCCTTGTCGTAGCCGATAGACAAACCCAACGACAAAAGCTGCTCCTCAGTCGTATCGGACAACTTCGCGGGATTCAGCAACAAATCATGGTAAGCCCCCTGATTTTTCGCAAACGCCTCATCCTGATTTTGCTTGCGCACCCCATCGGCAAAATTGCGCAACTGCATCGCCTTTTTCGGATCATCCCGCTCCAATGCGGCCCGCGTACTGCGTGGCAGACTGCCATAATCGCCGCCCGAAGCCATAATATCCCGCATCATCGCCACATCCCGCTCCGCCTCCTGCTGCCTTTGCGCCTGCTCCCACACCCTTTGCCGCTTCCCGATATCAGCCTCAATCATCTTCCGCTGCTTCGGGTCTTTTACCCAAGCATTCAACTGCACCCGCAAAGCTTCAGGGTTGCGGGTATCAAACGTTACCTTACGCACCCCGCCGCCACCCGCTACAAGCGCGCGCATGGCCGCCATCTCACCATCCGTGCCGCCGCCGGCCTGCCGAAATGCCTCACGCGCCCGATCCAATGCCGCGCCCACAGCCTCTGCGCCCACAGTCGCCCGATTGCCCTGAATACCGTCGTACGCGCCGCGGCCGTTCGTTCCCTTAAATCCCGCCCATTCCGCCGCCATACCGTTTATAGCCGCCTCACGGTCCCCGCTCGTGCCGCGTATATACGACCCCACGGTTTTACCCTGCTTATCAAAAACCAAATACCGCCCGACATAATTGATTTGATTCTCCCGCGTCCACCTCATACCCGACGGAATCTTCCCGCCCGCCTCCCGCAACGTGGCCGGCATAATCTGAAACAACCCCGCCGCCCCCGTAGCACCGCCCGGCGCGGTATGCCTGGACTGCAAACGGCGCACATCCTCTGTCGTCAAACCATCGAAATTCAAACCCCTCTCGCCATTCATCGACGAATGATTGGCCGATTCCGCCCGCCAAATCGACTGGCCGCCCGCAACAGGCAGATGAACGGTATATGTTGCACCGTCAAACACCGCATTATCCGCCGCCTCCTGCTGCCGTCCCGCCTCCACCGCCTTCTCAACCCGCAACAAAACATCGGCCGACACATAACCGCCGAAGCCCGCCCGCAACTCCGCCGCACCGTCGAAATCACCCGCATCAATCATCGCATCCGCAGTCGCGGCAAAAGCCCGACCGAAAGCAGCCTGCTTCTCGGCCAAAACCTTCTCCGGCGTCCACCCGTTCATCGCGGCCAACTTATCGACCGACACACTAAACCGCTCGAACGCCTGCTGCCGCTCATCCCCGCCGGAAGCCAACTGAAACGCCCTCAAATTCAAAACCGACTGACTCTCCAAACTCTCGCCGACCGCCTTGCGCCCCTGCGTCAGCATATGGGCGGAAACCTGCCGCATATAACCCTGACGGATACCCTGCGCCGCCTGGGCGAAAATTTCCCGTTGCCGCCCGTTTTTCAGACCGGCGGCGATGGCATGATAATCCTCATCGAAATACCCGCCGTACTCCTCCGTCAAAGGCTTTCCGTCCGGCCTGTTCATTGCATTCGCCCCCAAAAGCGAAGCGAAGCCCGTTTCAGGGTCAAGGCGGCGGCGGTCGGCGGCATCCTGCAACTTAGCCAACGCCTCGCTCGCAATAGTCTTATTCACCTCATCGGCCAACCTTGCCGCCACATCACCAGCCTGCTGCGCGGCCGCACCAAACCGGCGCGGCAACGCCCCGAAGTCTGGCACCGACGGCGCATTCATCTGTGTACCGGGCAGCACATCCGCACCGACAGCCAAACCATCCTGAACCGGTACCTTCATCTTTTCGCCCCCATGCCCCAATTATTTGTTTTCTGATACAGGGCATAAACCGGGTCTCCCCCGCCCCCTTTTACCGCCTGATACCAACCCGAAGCCACCTGCCCCGCACCCGTCAGCAACGTAGCGAAAGCCGACATAGCCGGACTTGCCTGCCTGGCAGCTAGTCGGGCCATCTGCTCCTGCATTGCAAAATCATCCGCCTGCATCCGATACCCCCACGCCTGCATCAACGCATTTTGCTCGATTTGATTCCTGTCTATCCCCGCCAGCAACTCAGAGTCGGCACGCACCTGAGCCGCCGAACCGACAGACAAATCCACCCCGCCCGCCGCCTGTGCCGCCCGCTGCATCCCCGCCAAACTGCCCGCACGCAAAGAATGGCGGACAACCTCCTTCTGCCCCGCCGCCAAAGCCGACTGCGCCCGCCTTTCGGCCATCCGCGCATTATGGGCGGCGGCAAAAGCCTGCAACCCCGCGTGCACCCTTTGCGCCTTGTCAGAATAAAAAGACCCTGCCATCTGCCCAATCAAACCGAAAGTCGAACCGGCCGCAGCCGCATAATCATCATACCTAGAAGAACCGGAAGACATATCACACCCCCATCCTACAACTCACCCAACTCAAAACCACCATCAAGACCCCAACGCCTGCGCCTGCGCCAACGTCTGCGCAATATCCGCCCCTTGCCGCGCCATCTCCGCCTGCTGTGCCGCCTGCTGCTGTTGCGCCCGCTGCTCGCGTATTGCCGCAACCTGCTTCTGCGGCAAAGTCAGCGACGGGTCCACCCCCAACGCATCGGCATAATATTCCGCCCAGGCATCGGCATTGAAATTGTCCAACACCTCCGGCTTAACCTGTGCCACCGACGCCATCGTCGCCACATAACGGTCGATACTGTTCGCCCCGACCGCCCGTTGCGCCTGCGCCAAAATAGACAACAACACCACACTCAACTGCGCCCCCTGCAACTCCTCCGGCGGCGGCGGCAATATCCCCGCCTCATTCATCGCCTCGAAAGCCAACGTAATCAACGGATCAATCAACTCATTCTGCAACCGCTCCAACACCGGCCCCAGCATCAGCATCTTCTCCTCATGCCGCTCCGCCACCTCCGTTGCCGTCATATTCGGCTGATTCTGCGCCGAAATCATCAAAAACAAATCGGCATAAAAAGCCGAATTGATGCGTCCGCGCACATCCCCGATATCATCCAGCAAAGCCCGAATATCCAAATTGACATTAAAGGCCGTCTGAACCGCCGCCGCCCCGTCATAATACGAAACCCCGCCCGGCAAATAATCATCCCGCCCCTTCATTTGAGACGGCACGACAAGCGGCGGATTAGTCTGATAATCGATGGCCGACGACTTCCGCAACTGCTCATGCTGCAACTGCTTAATATCGCCCAACGCCTTCATGGCCGGAGAATGCCCGTAGATATCCCCGCCCGAAACCGCCCAGCGCGGCACCAAGGCGGGGAAATGCCTAAACCCGCTTTCACGCAACACCCCCTCCGCCTCCGCCCCTGCCTCCAAATAAACAGAAACAAACGGCATATTCAGCGCATCCCTCTTCTCCCCGTCCCGCTTCCGGCGCGGCTCAATCGCATGAATCACCGTCACCCACTCGTCATACTGCCCCTTACGGTACATCTCCTGCACCCTGGACGAACAAGCCTCAAGCCCGAACTCCCCCACCAACTCGCCGACGCTCTTATCAAACTCCCGATACAGCGTATCCACCTCACCGCGCCAATTGACCGCCACCGCATACTCACCGGCGGTCAGCGGAAAACAACGGACAACATTCTCAAAATCGGGCAAAACCAACACCGCCGCCGTACCGAACGCCCCCAACTCCTCATAAGCCGAATGCAACGCCCCATAAACATTCGACCGCTGAAACACCGTCAGCATCATGCGCTCCACCTGAGACAGCCACACCTTAACCGAATGCATCGAATTAAGCGCATCGTCGGGCGTAGCCAACTTAAACCACGGGCGCGAAGGCGAAGTCAGCCCGCTCATCAACCCCGCAGACAACACATCCAACGCCCGGGTAGGCGTATTGTCATAAATACGATTGTAGTTCCGCCCGCCCCGATTCCGTTCAGACGCGACAAAGCGGCCATTCCGCGGAATCACATGCTCACTTATCTCCCGCCAATGGCCCACCCAGCCCGAACGCTCCGACCTCAACACCGACCACCGGCGCATCACATGTTTACGCATCCTACCCGCCCAACAGAGTTGTTTTACCCAGCTTCAACGCCCCCAAATCCGTCCCCTGCGTCAGCATCGTAGAACCTGCGCCGCCCTGACCCGACTGCTGCTGCGCGGCCAAAATCGCCTGCGAATCGGGCGACTTCTGATTGGCACGGTTGAACTCCTGATCCGCCTGCCACTCCTGACGCGCGGCCGCCTTCTGCTGCTGATCCTGCGCCTTACGCGCCTGAGACGCACTGCGCTCACCCTGATAAATACTGGCTGCCGTACCCACTGCGGCGGCAACCG